CTTTTGTGAATTGCTTTTAAAATTGTGTTTTGTTCATTTTTGTAATCAATACAGTTTATCACACAAACTATTTTTTTAAAATAATAGTTCGCACACGAACCGTTCGCCGAACGAACAATGCGATGCCCGGTGACAACGGACCCGTGCGTGTCGTGGTATAGGTGATGCCCGGCGTGGTCTAGACCATTTAGGGTAAAAAAGGGTTCCACTTTATTATACCATAAAAAAAAGATAAAGTCAATAGAAAAAACGAAAAAAGTTTTTTTATTTTTTTTAAAAAAACGCTTGACATGCCTATTGACCTATGGTAATATAAAGACAGTTAAGGCAGGGCACCGCCCTAAAATCTAAACCTTAACATAAGGAGCAAAAATATGTTTACAAGAGAGCAAGTAAAAAGATACATGATGGACCATGACGGCGTGACCCTAAAAAATGGTGACATTGTAGAATACTTAAAGGGCTATCAAGTGGCAATATCAAAGCATGATGAAATGCGTTTTAGTGACATTGACGACGCTTTGGACTACATGGCAATGGCATACCGCATGCGATATATCGGGGCATGGTATGACAACGGCGTTTGGGTCGTAGATATCAACGGGCAATGGGTCAATAACATTAATCACGCTATACAGTTAGGAATAGACAACGACCAAGACGCCATATGGGACTGGAAAAACTTTTGCGAGATACCACTTGCGGAACATAAAAAAATTATAGAGCAATACGGAAAGGGGAAAAAATAATGGCAAAGGAAATCACTTTACAAGATATCATAGACCAATTAAACATTGACCTACAAGAGCAAGACCAAGAAAACTTAGAGCAAATCGCCGAAATCTTAGAAATTGAATAGACCACGAGCCCCTATAATCTAGGGGCTTTTTTTTACAAAAATTTTTGCTTGCTACGCTATCGCTTCGCAAGCGTTAAGGATTAATTATTTTATTTATATTTAAAAGACTTTTAAAGACTATCTTTAAGTGATAAGGCTATGTTATAGCCACCCCCCGTAGGGGTAATCTTTTATTTAATTAGATAAAATCTATAAATACATCACTCAACACACACACCCACACACCCACACACACGCAAACACGCACACACGCACTATATATGTAGTTTTGTAACCCTAATGCAACACTTTTCATAGTTTTTACGTATAATGATAGTGTAGGGTAACACACAAATTAAATAGGAGGTGCTTTCATGAAAGACTTTGAACTCAAAGACGCAGGCAACGTTGTAAAAAAGCGTTCAAATAAAAAGTTACAAGAAGAAGCCGTTGAGCGAATTAAAAAAGAAAAACATGTAAGTGCTTCGGATTACTTACAAGTCACCAATCCTAAAAAGAAAACAAACCTAGTTAAGGAAGTTGAGCCTGAGCTGGCTAAAGCTAAAGAAGAAAACCACTTAGGAGTACCGAGCACATTTTATCAACTCAACCCTCAAGAACAAAGCATGTTAATGTTTTACTTGAGTAGTGACTTTGTACATCCTGTAACCAATAAAAGAACCCACATGAATATATTACAGTCTTACATCGCAGCGTATGTGGACGATGACGATATTGAAAAGACGTGGGAAATTAAAGAAGACGCAGAAGGCAACCGTAAGATGGGTAAGATTAAAAACTCTAAACGGTATGCAGAATTACAAGCTAAAGCTATAGCGACGTTTAATCAAAACCCAGTGATGATGGAAGCATGGAACGATTTAGTCAAGCTAACATTTGGAGCTGACCCTAAAGATATGATTAAGACTGCCATAATGAAAGATGCGTTGTATGCAGATAAACCTGCTGATAAAAACGCAAACCGTAAAATGGCAATTGACATATTAGGGATGGATGATAATACGGAAGGTCAATCCATTAACATCTTCTTAGAAGGTGGCGGCAAGGAACTGGCTCAAGTATTTAGCGATGATGAATACATCGTAACCATGGATGATTTAGAAGTCGATGGCTAGAAAGCAAATTAGAACCGAACGAGACCGACCCTCATATGGTGAAGGGACATTTACTCAGCCGAAAGTTAAACGCATGGTTGAATATGTTACAAGCCGTGAAGGATGGATTGTAGAAATTGAAGGGGGTAAACGTGGGTCTAAGGATGTCACGGGGATATACGCATGGGCACAGTTTCTCATGGTCACCCCAGACAAAGAACACTTAGTACTCGGTCGTACCCTAGAACACGCTATAGTAACTGTACTTAAAGCACAAGGCTTTGGACTGTATTACACAATACCGTCTGGAGAGTTTACACGTGAAAGCATCTCAGGTGGAGCCACCAGGGGCGTTTTTAAATTCACGGATGCCTACGGAGTAAATAAAATTATTTACTTCTATGGGAATGAAAAAGCACAAGACTACGCAAAATTTAAAGGGTTCTCTCTCGGGTCTGTGTATATTAACGAGGCAAACGAACAGCACATTAACGGTATTCGTGAAGCCAAAGAGCGTACTAACGCCTCACAGCGTCCTCGTATAATTATTACACAAAACCCTAAATCAGCGGCACACGTGTTCTACACGGATTTCGAGAAGCCACTAATATATGGTGCGGAAGAAAACTTACTAATCAGAGAGATTAAGAGTCGGTTTGGTGATGACTTTGACACTCGTAAAGCAGAGATGCTTGAAGAGATGGAAGAGAAACGCAAACAATTAGTAAGAAATTTCTTACAGCGTAGAAATGTGCATTCTGCTAAATTACTTCCGAAAAGTGAATTTAATAAATTAACCGCCAATGTAAGAGAATTAAAAGAGTCATGGAATAAAAAGATTAGAAGTCTGCAAGTTAAAGAATTTACAGACGAGTACAATGACCCTCACAATCCCTTACATATGAAACTTAATACGGCATCCATGCAATTATTAATGAACTATGTGGAATACTATGACAATCCGAATGAAGTATCTAACGGATTAGAATTTGCGTATTTCCATTTTACGCATGACGACAACCCTGCAATGACGGATGCGGATAGAAGTCGTATTGATAGAACGTATGATACAACATCACCTACATATCAAAGAGATATTAGAGGGTTGCGTGCAACTGTGGATAACGCAATCTGGTCTACATTTAATGATAGTAATATATATGACTACGAAGTTAATGAAGATGCCATAAGAGCAAGAGTGTTTGGGGCAGACTTAGGTTACGACCACCCGTTTGCCGTAGTTGAAGCACTGATACTTCATGACAATACTGTAATGATACACGATGAGTTATTTATCATACCATCAAGAGAACGAGAAAAAGCGAACAACGTCGAATACATCAAGCAGTTGAAGACGTTTATTAACGACAAATACAATGGTGAATATGCCAATGTTCGCATAGACCCAAGTGCTAAAGGCTTTATTAACCAAGCACTCAGCAGTGGAATAGTGGCTGTAAAAGCAAAAAACCGTGTAAGGAACTATAAACCAGGTGAAACTACTGAAGCTGACCACAGCGAAGATAGAAAGATTGCTGGTATTAATTTAGTCCGTGAAGGATTTAGATTAGGTAAGATAAAAGTTCATAAACGGTGTGAAAACTTAATTAAGCAAATACAAGGCTATGCCTTTGACAGTAAAAAATTAGAATTGGGTGTAGAAGCACCCGTAAAAATCAATGACGACCTTAACGATGCGTTACGCTATGTAATTAATAGCGAAATAGGTTATGTGTCTCGTTGGGACGAGGGGAGTGAGACCTTAGAATATGTCGAAGAAGGGCAAACAGAAGTATTGGCAGAAAAAGTATCCGAACAAAAAACCGACTCCATCGAGTTCCATGAAAGCGTCGCAAAGCAACTCATTGCAGCCTTCAAAGGAAGTGGAAACAACAACAACTCTGGTGGATACTTATTCTAACGATTACAAAGGTGAACATGTACATCAAAAGAGCCTAAGTGATTTAGCCAAACAATTAACTATAGGAAGCAACAGAGTCAAGCTTGGAGACGTATTTACCAACACTCAACTCGATTTGGGATTTGGTACTAACGACCCAGCCATAGAAGCATTGTACCCACAAGCAAGAACATTAACATGGAACCTACAACGCATTGAAGCAATTATGCGTGCTGACCCATTTTTTGTCAGAGCCCTTGAGTATCGGTCAACTAAACCGATAATTAAAGGAATTGATATAAGTAGTTCTGAAATAGAAGCCGAAAGAATACAAGAGTTTTACAAACAAGTCAATACAAAGTTACACCCTGGAATGCGTGAAGCAATATTTGAAGCTGATGCGTTTGGGTGGAGCGGTGCTCTTGTTGTTATTGACGGTCATATGAATAAACGTAAACTACAAACGCCGTTACGTCCTGAAGAAATCAGACGTGGAAAATTTTTGGGGCTAAAGCCCCTGACTCGGTGGTATCAAATAAATCCTTCTGGGGAGATGATTACTAAGCTTGGAAAAGAGTCAGAGATATATGACCCAAGAGATTTGGGTACACCATTATACTACAATGTCTCTTTTGATGGAGACAAAGGAAACATGTATAAGGTTCATAGAAGTAGACTCCTTATCACATCGAGGAACCGTCTCAGTTACATCGAGAAAAAAGTCGAACATTATGGCGGTACTTCGTTACTTGAACAAGCGTTTGAAAGTCTTAGTCGGTACCATGCGTTAGTCGCACAAATACACCGTATATTGCAAAAGTCAGTTATCCCAGTACTTAAAATGGAAGAATTGGCAAGCTCTGCATTACAGACTAAAGCAGGGCAAAAGTTAGTTGAGAAGAAAATTGAAATGATGCGGCAAAACCTTTCATCGAATAACTTATTTGTTATTGGTGAGGGTGATGATATATCGTTTGAGGAAGCAAGTATTGTTGGACTTGCTGAACAACTTAAACAAGCCCGCTTACAACTCGCAGCAGCACTTAACACACCTCCTAGCATATTGTTCCATGAAATGCAAGGTGGAGAGTCTGACCAAGAATACTACGATTTCATTAGACATCGTCAAGAGTTTATGGTTAGACCTATGTATGACAAGCTTCTAGATATTCTGTATCGTTCTGAATACGGAACGGCAATTCCAGAATATAGTATTTCGTTTAAACCGCTTGAAGACCCAACACTCGAGCAGATTGCAAAAGCAAGAAAAACGAACGTAGAAGCAATTGATTTATTATATCGAATGGGAGTCCTTAACAAGAAAACCGTTATGGACAGCCTATCTGATATAGATAGTAATCCAACCGATATCTTCAGAAATCTTGACCCAGAATACTACAGCTTTGTAGAAGGGTTAGGAACAGAAGAAGGATATCATACCGACGAAATTCGTTTAGCTCAAGCCTTGAACCAGGGTGGTGATGGGTATATGGAAACGAAACAAGGCGGTAGGATTAACGGCGGAGACCCCGAAACCTCCAGCAAGCCAACACCCGACTTACCTGTCAATAAAGAACGAAAGGAGGGGTAAGATTTGGCAAACATGAACCGAGGATTTTATACAGTCACTCAGTTATCCGAGAATATGTACTTAGACAATGACGGCATGCTCATCTGTGAGAATGCAATCTTGGGTAAAGCAGGCGTACAAAAGTACGCAGGCACTGAACTGGGGTTAGACAGTAATGATATAATCCTTGTAGAAAGACCTGAAACCGAAGTGTTCAGGGATGAGTCATTGTCTTCCTTAAGAGGTAAAACACTCACTCTAAACCATCCAGATGAAGATGTGTCTGCAGACAACCATTCTTACCTTGCAAAGGGGTTTATACTCGATGTAAGAAGAGATGGTAATCTAATTCGTGGTGATATAAAAATCACCGACCAAGAAACAATTGATTTAATTATGCACAAGGAAATGGTAGAGTTATCTCTAGGATATGATACGAAGTTAGAATATAAAGGTTCTAACATGCTTGTACAAAAAGATATAGTTTACAACCATTTAGCTTTAGTGGAACGGGGACGTGCTGAAGTTGCAAGGATTGTGGACGGTCAATCGATGAGAGTCATTGACAAACAATTTGAAGAGGAGGAAAGCACATTGGAGAATACTCAAGGTGTTTTCGGTAAAATTCTTACCGCCCTCGGACTCAAATCATCTGAAGTGGACGGTAAAACCGTTTATGTCGTTGATGAAGAAACAGTGAAACCTGAAGAAGAAGTAGAGAAAGAAAAGCTTAAAGATTTAGATAAAGACAAAGAAGAAGTCGAAATGCTAAATGATGAAGAAGCGATTAAAGCATCAACCGTTGCAACTGAAGAAATGAAAGACGGAACTACTGATTCAGGTAACATGAAAGAGATGTCATCTTATGATGAAAAATCCGAAGAAGAAGACGAAGACGAAAAAGATATGAAAGATAAAGGCGTGAACGTCACGGATGAAGAAAAAGATGATGAAGACGACAAAGAAAAAGATGTTGAGGACGAAGATGTAAATGTCACAGATAGTGGCGAAAAAACACAAGAAGGAGAAAAGGAAATGGATAAATTTGATACAGTCTTGGAAAAAATGACTAAAATCCAAGCTATTGAAGATGAAGACTTCCGTGCACAATTAAAAGATGCGTTGCTGTCTGAACTGACTGAAAAAGAAGAAACAGTTAAAGTTACAGATGAAAACAACGATGCACTCGAAGACTTCAAAAATGTAAAAATCGAGGATAATCAAGTAGAAACAATTAACTTCGATGAAGAAATTCAAAAATTATATGATGCACTAGACCCTCATAACCCTGCTTATGATAGTTACAGTGATTACATCAAATTCCGCAAAACTCTCGACCGTGAAGCGGACGGTCGTGCAATCCAAAAATTAGTGGATGAAGGATTAGGAGGAAATAAATAATGGCATTATTTGCTTACGCAGAAAGATTTAGTGAAGTTTTAAAGCGTGGTGAAGTATACTTCCCAGGTGAGAGCGTTAAAAAGTTCGGACTTCAAATTGCAAATATCGAACCTGTTATGGTAGCCGAAGGTGAAACCTTTGAATGGGGCGAACTCGTTGTATTAGATGCAGACGGTCGTGCTACTAAAGTAAGTGGGACTACCACTGCAGATGACATTTACGGTGTTGTACATCGTAACGCAACTGCTACTTACGGAGTCTTATCTGAACAAGTCACACAAATGGCACCTCGTTTAACCTTATCGGTATTCCGTGGTGGACGTGACGGAGAAATTGCAGTTCCTTTACAAACTGAAGGAAGCACTCCTGCTGCTAAAGGCGGACAAGTTTATGTTCGTATTGCTGCAAACTCTACAAACACTGCATTACCTATTGGCGGTATTGAAACAGAAGCCGTTACTGACGAAACTATTGCATGGACTGGTGTAACATTTACTGGTGCTGCATATTCACCAGCTAGAGCTGCTGATGAACACTATACTACTGTTGCGGATGGGGCTACAAATAAAGTAGTCGGCATCCTCTTACCATAGGAGGAGAATATAAATGAATAAAGTTAATTTAAGAGAAGAGTTTAAGCGTAATTCTCGCTCCAACGAAAGCTTAGTTGAAAAACTTTCTTCAAACGGTATGTCGTTCCGTGATGATGCAACTGCATTATTCGCTACAAACGCCTTTGAGAAAATTGATGTTACGCTCAATAAACCAAGATACAAATATTTCTATGCTCAAGAAATGCCTATTATTACTGGTGGGGGAGCTATTGAAAGTGTTGCGTTCTTACGTCAAACTTTCTCCAAACCTGACCCACTTAAAATCTTAGCGTCTGGTACGACCAATCAAGTCTACATGGTAGATGAGAGAGTACAAAAAATCAATACACCTGTAATTCCGTTGATTTTAGGTGCTGAAATGGGTCTTATCGACCAAATGAAATTTGACCAAATCGGTTACGACCGTTTCGGTGCTAAACTTGAAGCCGTACAACGTGACTATCATGAAGCACTCGACGAGCTTGCTTTCCATGGTCATGTGTTTGAAGACCAACAATTCTTCGGTCTTTACAACAACCCAGAAATCAAAGCAGTTGATGCTAAAGCTAACTGGGACGAAGCAACTATTGAAGACTTACTTGATGACTTCTTAGGGGCTGCGATTGAAATCATTAAAGATTTAGAATATGATGTAAATGGTGATTTAGCACCTAACCATATTTCTATTCCGATTTCAGTATTCCGTAGTTTAGCTGTACCTGCTACAATTGGTAATGTCGGTATGCCTGTATCCAAACTTGAATACTTGACTAACCAACTTAACACTTTCTTAGCATCTTACGGTACTAGCGTTACATTCTTCCCTTCACGTTTCTTAGAAGCAGGAAGCGATGATGACGGAGCTGCAAACTTAGGTCGTGCAGTTGTAATGTGTCATGATGCAAGTGTATTCCGTATGCCTATCGCAATGCCACTTACTCGTGGAGCAACCGTTAACTTATCAGTTCTCGGAATGCAAACACACTTTGTAGCATTCGTTGGTGTACCACAATTTATTTTCCCATCAGCAATTCGTTACATTGATAACGTAGCACCTGCTGAATAATAAGTAGTAATCTCATAGAGGAGGGGAGTCTTCCTCTCCTCTTTGTTTTTACACTATAATTATAATAAAAATAACCATAAATTTCAATGCGAAGGGTGATTAAATGGCTTATTATAGTCCGTTATACGATGACACACCAAACCAGTTTTACCTTAGAATTATCAATCCATATGACCCAGTAATGTGGGATTTTGAACTTCTTTTACAACCCGATACACCGATTGAAGAAGTTGAGTATCCCGACTATACTATCGACGATTTCCTTAAAACGGATGCTGTCGAATTTTTAGGTTATGTTGAACAAGGCAAGACATTAAACCCTTTATTTAACGCATTTGTAAATATAGCAACTAAAACAGTTAACTATGAATTACTTGGTCAAGACGAAGACTTATGGAAACATTTAGTGTCGCTTTACATCGGTCATCATTTAGAGATGGCTATGGCTCGGATGAAAAACCAAGCAGATGAAGTTGCATTGACTCCAGAGAAACCAAAAGACAAACGTATTACATACACGTTCGGTGAACACCAATATGGTGAATACGAACAAACCAAATACGGATTTGCTTTTTGGTCAATCTATAAGAATTTCCTTAAGTTTAGATTTTGGGGCGTTTATACGCCAAGGGGGTATAATCGGTAATGGCAGAACATTGGGAACAATTTGAAGACGGTGCTCCAATTTATAATGACAATGGCGAAGTATTTGGTTTTGAAAATAAACTATTATGGAACGACAAGTGGAAGCAATATGAGCTTGACATTGATGCCGTAAGAAACGAAATTAATGTTGACTTAGAGATTGCTCGTGGTGATAGAGCGAATGCTAAAGCATTCTTACAAGAGCTATCCACACTTACATACGCATATATTTATAAAAAGAAACCTGCAGTATTAAGAGAAAAAACAGAATATTACTTAACATATAAATTAACGAATAGAAGAGTATTATACGAAGCAATGATTGATATGATTAGATATTCATTCTACAGTGGTGGTAACGTACTTGGTTATCAACCTGGTGTCAACTTAAATGAAACAGGAATGATTGACATTGAAGAACTTAGGGATGAACGTATTGTATCATATGTAACGGATGCAATTCTTAAAACAAACTTCTTAATTGATAGAAACTTTGTAGATGCATTTGATGTACCACCTAAACCATGGTAAGGAGGTAAGGTATGGATAACATTTATGGAAATCTACTTAACTATCGTCCCATGCCTCTTATCGAAAACTACAAAGGTAAATACTTTGGTCAAACTAAAAATGGAACTAAACGAGAATACGATGATATCGGCATAGAGTTTTACTACTCGGATGGTACCAGCGATAGTTACGTTAAGCGAGGCTTTGACGAAGACTACGTACAACGCATGACAAGATACGAAGGCTTGGAACAAAACTACCGAATATTTACAACCAACACGACGATAGATTTTCAACCGAGAGATAAGGTTCAAATTGGTGACAGAGTCATGTTTATCACAAAAGTATTACCGCTTTTGAACACGAACGATAATATTAGACAATATAATTATTCACCTAACCTATACCGTAAAATGGCTGTTAAGCTCATTTATATGGATTAATTATGATTAAAGATAACGATACTGGAAACAACCATACATTATCTGGAGAAGGAATTAAATTAGGGTGGGAGCTTGCAAATACCTGTTTAGGTCTCGCTAAAACATTAGCACCTTACGATACAGGTAACTTGGCAGAAGCAATAAGATTAGATTACTCAGGAAACATAGATGAGAAGTTTACAGTTAAATACCCATTTAGAGAAGTTAACTATTTATATTCTTTAGAGTTTGGTTCAACAAGAAGTACTAAAAACGTAGGTTTCATTAGAAACCAAACAGTACCTATTATGGTATCTATGATTGAAGCTTATTTTGAACAAAAAATGGATTACACTGACTTTATACAATCGACAACGTTTACTAACATTGCAGCTAAAAAAGGTGTTGGTGATACCACGCACAAACGAGTCAATGTTGGTTTTACACGATATAAATTTGCTGAAACTAAAACTCGTTTACAAAGAAGACTAGCTAGTGTTAGTGCTTACAATAAAATGTTTTATTACAACACTGACAAAAGAAATAAAACGTATGTTCATGGTAATTTTGAATATAACCCAGATACTGGTAAAAAAGTTTAACAGGAGGAACGAATATGGCACTGATACCTTTACAAACAGATATTGAAAGAGCTCTGACCGATTTCATTCGTTCCGAGATTAATAGCAATAGTTATGGTATAAAATTCTCTTTAGGTTATTGGACAAACACTACTGACCGTGAAGGACAAAACGTAGAGATTATAGAAGTAGAAGGTTCTAAATACGAAACTGAAGAAGTGCGTATAGTTCCTATGAGCATTGAGTCTTATGTAGGTAACATTACTAACATTGAAGGTCTTTTAAATGCTGACTACACAATACCTTTAACATTCCAAATATATGTAGATGACCAAGACCATTTTGACGATGCGATAAACGCAATCAATGAATTTAAGAACAATCTTCGTGGTCAAATAAAACGTTTAGAAGTATCTCACAATAATGTAACGGAAACATTTACTGCCGTAACATCAACGGACAATTTAACACCTCAAGGCAACCTTTCTATTATGATGGGTCAAACTTATGCGTTTGCAGGGTTAAACATATCGTTTGATATTTCTAAAGATATCAACTACGGTAATCAAGTTTGGATTTACTTAGCAGAATATGATGATGTTACAGGAGAAACTTTGCCTGATAATTTACCTACAGATTATAATCGTATATTTGCTTTAGCACCATCGTTTAATCGAACAAACAACCCTGAAGCGTTTCAAAACTTTAACACTTCAGATGTCGTACATATTGTTAAAGATACAGAGTATACGTTTGCGATGCAAATGTTTATTAAAGATGACGACTTTCATTGGGGATTATTAGAAGAAGTAGTTAATAAAAACTTATTAAACAAACCATACTTATTAAAATTAGATTTTAAAAATTATAACATAAACAACGAACTCGTAACTAAATTTAGTTTTACAGACCCAGTTATTATATTAGATGCAACACCAAGCTTTTCTATTGGAGAGCCTCAATATTTAGAAGTAGCATTTGGTAAGTATTTAACTGAAAGCGAAATACAAGACCCAGGAGTTGTACCTAGCTTACCTTTACTTACATCTCCTACTTACGTTACAGATAGCATAACTACAACATTTACTAATCCGACATCAGACCCAGATGTTTTAGGTGTATATGCAAGTGTTCAATTTACAAATGCATCTACTACTGAAACTGCAAACATGCAAGTGTGTGTTGGTTCTCAATGTAAAATAGAAACAAATATGGAGCCTGGTGAAACAAGAACATTTAACTTTAATGGTCTTTCTCATAGTACTAATTATGTAGCCACTGCTGTTTTACTTGGAGATGGAGAGTCCTTCAATAACAGTGAACCTACAACTGAACCTTTTATTACATTAGCTATTGCTGAACCATCAAACTTAACAAGTACAATAGGTGCAGCAAACTCTTCAGGCTTTTCTTTTGCTATTGAAAACCCAAATCCTTATCCGGTAGAAGTTTTTGTTAATTATCAAACTAGTGTAAGTCAACCTTTCTTAGTTTCAGCTGACACTCAATCACAATTTAATTATGTTAACGAAAGTTTAACACAAGGAACAAATGCAACATTTAACCTAACATTTTCAACACTCAGTGAATATGGAAACATACTTACATTTGAAGGTCAAGACTTTACATTAGCAATACCTCAAGACCCAAAAGTAGCAACACCTAGTAT